CCTGCAGTGTTCTCCTCCTTTCACCGCCAAGACCAAGCTTGGGAGGCGGCAAAAGGACTGGCGAAGTATGGTCCCCTGACATCGGAGGAATCCGTACTTAGCAGTGACCTTAAAGATGCAACTAATGCCCAACAATGGGAAGTTACAAAGGCCCTCTGGGAGGGATTTCTTCAAGGTTTTCAACATGTCCGGGACCACACGGTGAAAGACATTGTGATGTCCTTCATCGGTCCCAGGATGGTGATATTTCCTAACCGGGAAACATGTGTTTCACGGGTTGGTATTATGATGGGTGAAGCTATAGCCAAGCCGTCTCTAACGTTGCTCAACCTTTCGATAGAGGAAAGAGCATTCTGTAAACAATTCGGGAACTATGGTGAGCTACTATTACGTAGCAGCTCCCCGGATCCCAATATAAAAAGATATGTCCATATAGGAGGAGATGACCACATAGCCATCGGCTCCAACAGGTATATCGAATATATCAATGAGGGGCACGCACGAGCGGGGTCCCACATTTCACCCGGACAGCATGGGAGTTCAGTTATACTAGTAAAGTATACTGAGAGGCTTATTCTACTCAAGAACCTTGAGTATGGAATGCCCATCCATACCGACCATTCAAAGTCAATTATAGTTGACTCCGTAAAAGTACGCCTAATGGAACGGGGTAATACTACCCAAATCCTTAGGGACGATAAAAATACCGCCATCGGCAAAAGTATGACGATGGGGGGTTGCTTAAGATGGTTACCAAAGGATAACCGATACTGGCCCGAATGGAAAAAGATATCCATTAGGGACTTATTTATACGCCGGATGGGTAATTACCTACCCAGCGTATTTGAACACTACAGGCTCTACTGCCATCTCCTATTACCCAAGGTATTAGGTGGCTTAGAACTCTATCTAGACGGCGAAATATGGAAGTCACGTGACTTCATGCCCGAGCCGACCAAATTATTACTCCTATGTATTGACAATAATGTCAATATCCAGGAGGAGATCCGCCAGTTCCGAAGATTAAATACCAATCCCGGCGCTAGGGGTATCGAAAGTCTAAGAATTGCCCAGGAGGCAATCATAGACCGTATAAACCAAAACCCAGAGGCACACGGTGCCATCGGGTTCAAAGAGGTCCTTAAAAGGTTTGGAAACCCTCAGGACCCAGAAGAAAACAATCGCTGGCCTCTCCACAGGGCCTCCCTCGAGGGATGGCTGCCCGCAGAAGAGTTCGCGAAGCGTCTAACCCGGGGTATGCTATTCCAGAAACTTCTGGTGAAAGCAGAACCCATCAAGTTATACAATACTAGACCAATAGTCGATACATATCGAACTGTC